GGCTACTCCAGAACTTTCAATGAGAAAGGCTTTATATTTTGCCGTAAAGAATAATGCACACTTAGTTAGAATTGAATCTAACCAGGGCGGCGAAACCTTTTTATACATTTGGGATAGAATTGTTGAAGAATCAGGTCTTGATGAAGATAGAATTCCTGGTGTTGAGTTAGTGAGGGCATCTGCTTCTACTGGTTCAAAAATGGAAAGAGCATCACAAATGTTAATTGATTATGAGTTGAACAAAATGTATCACGTTGACGATGAATTTACAGAGGATTTAGAAAAGGCTTTACTGCGCTTTCCAACTAGACCGCCTGATGATGGCGTTGATGCGTGTTACTGGTCTTGGAACTTTCTAAATGAGAGTGAAAGGTGGTTTTTGTGATTTGTGATTTTTGCAGTGAAAAAGCAGTATTTCAAGTTGTTGACGAATTCCATTACAAAGACAAAGAGGGCTATCTAAGAATAAGAGAAATGCCCTATGTCAAGAGGGTTTGTCGTAAACATGAGAACCTAATTAAAAAAGAGGTTTACTACTCGGAGGAATTAAATGGCGAAGGATATTAAAATTTTATCTCCTACAGCAACTAAGACGTTAACTGTTGAGCAATTCAACAATGACGATATGTGGCAGGATGTTAGTGTGTACGGTGAAAGTCGCAACAAAACTGGTGAGATTCAAAAGGGCAAGAAATACAAGCAAGAAATTGCTACAATTTATCGTTGTATTGATATTCGTGCTGGTGCAGTTGCAAGCGTCCCGTTCACCGTGTACGACTTAAAGAATGGCGACGAATTAGTTAACAGTTCAAACTTCTGGTCAAATGATAAGTTTCGCTGGCTCTCAATTTTGCAGAATTTACTGTATTTGACTGAGGCAAGCTTACTCTTGACTTCTGAGGCATTTTGGTTGAAGGAGCGCAGCCTGACTAAGAAGAATCTTGGTTTTAGGTGGCTTGCCGCACCATACATCAATCCTATTTATTCAAGCGTCGATGGTATTACTGGTTTTGAAAGACAATTGAACACAGGGCAAAAGGAAGTGTTCACGGTTGATGATGTTGTTTATTTTATGACGCCAAATCCTCTTGGCGAGTTGGTTCCTGATACCCCACAAGTTTTGTCTGCTGCTGCAAGTGCCGGTGTAATTCTTAACTACGAAAACTTTATTAGTGAATTTTATAAGCGTGGCGCTGTTAAAGCAACCGTTCTTTCTGTTGATAGAAGTGTCCCGCCTAGAGAGCGTGAAAGACTTCGCAATTTTTGGCAAGATATGATGTCTGGTATCAAAAACGCCTTCACTACGGAAGTTGTAAGTGGCGACGTTACTGCTCAAGTAATTGGTGAAGGTGCTGGTGACAGCGAGAAAACGGAGGTTTTACGTGACCGTAGAAAAGATATTGCAACAGGCATGGGTGTTCCTTTCAGCTTGTTGTTTGGAGATAGTTCTGCAAGCTATACGGCTGGCCCAACTGAAGAGTTGAATTTTCTTAAATACACAATTGCACGAAGAATTAATGCAATTCAGGAAACATTAAATCAGTCAATCTTCACGCCAGAGGGCACGAGAATTAGATTCTATATTGAGCACCTTCCCGCTTTCAGAGATTTTGGTGCTACTCAAGTTGATATTTTCAATAAATACACAAGCGCCCTACTTCCAGCTTCACTTTCTGCTAGACTTGCCGGTATTCAATTGCCTGATGGTGTTACTTACGAGGATTTAGATGAATTTGTAGATAAGGAGCGTGAACGACAGTTCCAAGAGAAGGAACGCATTGTTACATTAAACTCTAAGATTAATGAACAAAAGGATGGTGGGAAGCAACAAAGCAAGAAGCGTCCAGAAGAAGATAATAACCTAAAGTATATTGATTCTGATGATTTTGACAGAGAAATCAAAATTTATCGCAAATGGCTCAGAAATAGAAAGTTCATCGCTAATCCGTTCGACTTTGATTCTACTTTGTTATCTGATGAATTAAAGATGGAAATATACAATGAACACTGGAAGGGCAAAGAAGCGGAGTCGTTTGAAGTGGAGGAATACTAATGCCAAGCTATTCTGTTCTTGGTTTTAACGATGGGGATGAATTAGATTCTTTAGTTGCACTTGAGTCTGACTATAAAGGCAAAATCAACGATGCTCTATTAGCACAATTATTCTTTTTGTTTGGTGAACCTGTCGATATTGCGGATAGATACGCCTTTCAAACGGAAGTGTTGAACAAATTCGATACAAGCGCAGAGCAATTAAAGGAAGTTTTGGCTGATGCAATTTTGGCATATACGTTGTTGGGTGCTTCTCATGCTGCTGGATTGATTGGCGAGTTAATTCCTGGCTTTTCTTACGAAGAGCAGAAGGGTGAGCTACAAAGTTGGGCGAATAAGCGTGCTCTAGAATCTTTTGGCTTAGTTCAAAAGACTAGCCGGAAGAGGCTGGAAGTTGCACTTGCTGCTTTTGTGGCAGGCACTTATACGATTGAGTATTTAATTAATCAATATAAGTCTGTTGCTGCCGACATTGAGCGTGCAAGTTTAATTAATGAGACTGAGAGTATTACTGCTTTCAATATGGGGATTTTAATTGTTGCGAGGGCGTTGAGTTTTGTGGTTGCTGTGAAGTGGAATACAAGCCGCGACGAAAAGGTTTGTCAAATTTGTAGACCAAGACACGGAATGGTTTATCCGATTAATGCTGCGCCTGCTATTCCAAGTCATTGGGGGTGCAGATGTTGGTACGCTCTTGTTGTTGATAGACGCAGAATCTTACGTGATTACTTGGGATTCTAAAAAACCGTTTTATAGCCGTTTTAAGGCCCCTCAAAATCAAAAGTGGTATCAGGGTACTAAAAAGTCTCTACGACGCCAAATAGACCCCTTCACGGCGTTTTAATGGGCATTGTAGAGTTTGTTCTAGCGAGGCATTTTATGGGCGACGTTGTTTACATCAAATCAAGCAACATCAAGCAAGTTGCTGCAAAGTTGGAAAAGTTTGGTCAATCAATATCTAGGCTTGATTCTCCGGCTAGGGATTCTGGTCAAATGGGTTTGTCCGCTGTTAAGAGTTATCCGATTATTGGTGCTTGGTATAACAGCCAAGTAACATCTACTTCTCAGCGTCCTGGCTCAAAGTATAAGCGTACATTTGCTCTTCAAAAATCTTGGAATGGTCGCATTAACAAAAAGGGTAGGGATTACGTTGAATATATTATCTACCAAAAGGGAACTATAAATCCCAAGAGTGGTAAGGATGCTAGAAAATACATGCCATACGTTCAAGGCTCTGAACAAACTGCAACACATCAACCGTGGTGGAATACACTAGACCAGTGGAGAGAAATTCTTCCCCCACACGTTGAAAAAAAATTTAGAGGGTGGATTAATAAAGTTATTCGTGGGTTCTAAAGAATGGAATCTGTTCA